GGTACAGGAATTACTTTGATGAGGAGTTAGAGACATTTGTTGGATTTATGTCACTTTTTAAAAAAACGTTTATGGGTTATAAGGGGTTCAAAGTAAGCGGTGTGCAAGTTGCAAACAAATCAAAATCTAGGGGTTATGGTAAATTAATGTATCTATCTTTGTTTAACGACGTAGATGTGATAATGTCCGATGACCAGATTTTTGATGATTCCTTAAATATATGGGTTAATGTTTTACCAAAATACTCATATGTGTGGTTAATTGATTCATATGGTAAACCAAAAAGAGTATCGATTAAAGGTGATGTCCCAATTTACGAAAATTATGAATTTTTCGTAGCATCCAAGAATAATATATTCAATAAAAAATAAAACCCTACCGAGTAGCGAATTCGATAGGGTTAATGTAGCCTAAACTACAGCGGTCCTAAGCCCACTTTCTTTATATACTAATATACCTATATTCATCGTTATTTAGTTGGAGGATAATAACAAAAATGACATCAATTATATCATCACTTAAATTATCGTACATTAGTCTGAAATCTCCTTTTGATTCCATAGTGTCTGAGTCAAAGACATTAACCCAAACTGTACTAAGTCCGAGAAAAGTTATTTCCATAAATTCCCCATCTCTTTCCCCATATCGTATTGGGTCTTCACCAATTTCACTTAACCCAATCCCATATTGTTTGCCATTGAAATAGTCTTTTATAAACTTTAGTTTTACTTTTCGACTAAAGTATTCGGGACTTACTACATCAGCGAATAGTTGGATATATGAAGTGCCTAACATTTTTAGGGTTTTAAATAACCCTATCTTTTCTATTAGATTTAAAACCTTATCTCTATAGTTATTACTTGATTCACTGACGATTGTTTCTTGTTCTTCTGGTTTAATTTTTATTGAGTTTCTAATTCTCAGATATTTCTTTTCACCATAAAACATTAAATACATTTTCTCTAGTTTGTGTGTAATATCAAGTATTGTATCGGTATCAACTAATAAATCTATCCTAATACCATCTTTTGCTTCACAATCTGAGAATGGAGATTTATCACATAAATCATTATACCAATCTTTATCAACGGTTAATGTTCCATACCAAGTAATAATTTTTGGACTATCTGTACCATATGAATATGAGTTAGTTTCTAAATTTTTCCACCAAGAAAATCTTTTACTCATGTATCTGTTGGTAATAGTGTCGTATGATTTAAAACCACTACTTGTTTCTTTTAATATTCTCTTAATTAGACTTTTCACTAAAAATAAATATTAACAATATTGTATTTATTACTAAACATTATATCATGGCAAAGGCAAAAAAAGAAGGTAAAAAGAAAAGAAACAGAGGTAATTTTGTTAAGAACCTTAAAAGAATGACTAATAATATTGAGTTGTTGAAAAAATTAAGTCAGGAAATTTGATTCGGTTGATTGTTTTGTCTATATTTGTATAAAATAATTAATAATTAAATATATGGCAAAAAGTTCAGCAAAAGGTCGTTACGTCTGTAAGGTAGGTTTTTATGATGTTTACGCAAAAGACAATCTAAAACCAACAAAAGAGAGTAAAAAGAAATGGGCAATCGGTGAGGTCATCTCAACTGATTATATCATCTATCACTCTAAAAAAATGATTGAAAAGGGACTCCACACAAAGGAACAAGCTGTCACAAAAGCTAAAGAACTTTTGGGGGTTAAATACCGGGACGTATACGGTCTTAACTAATATAAAAACCCCATCAGTTAGGTGGGGTTTTTTATTGATTATTCATTTAAAAACATTATATTTATTAATAAATAAAAAGAAAAAAACAAAATTATGCAAACAAATTATAAAATTGAGTACACAAGTAAAGGTGAAACTTTTGAGGAGGTTTTTGTTATCCCAACATCTATTGAACTAGTAGCCGATTCTGATTTCTTTAAAGAACAAATTTGTTCAAGAATTACTAATGATATGAGTATGGGTTTTATGAATGATGAACCTCAAGAATGTGATGTAGTAATTACTAAAGTTGAGACTTTTTAATTATTTTAAAATCAAATTGGTCCCTCGTTATGAGGGATTTTTTTTTGTATAATATTTATTACTATGAAACTTACTATCACCGAACAAGAAAAAACACGTATCAAATCGTTATATATTTTAAACGAACAAACTCGTGACCCTAAAAACCCTGACTCACATCCTGATTTAGATGAATGGGGTCCTGATAGTTATTGGAAATTTTCCGACTGGAAAACTTGGTTCAATTCTAATGTTTCAAAATATGGTGTTGAGAAATCAAAAGTTAAATTCTTCAAATTTTGGGAACCGGTATCCAAAGGAACTATGGTAGCTTCAGATGATGATTTGGATATTGAGTGGTGTAAGTCCAATGGATTATGGAATAATTATACAAACAAAATATACACAACTAGTGAGTATACTATAGCTAAACAAGGTCAATATAAAAACAAGTTAGATAAAAAATATGAAGTTTCTTTACCTTTAAAACCAAGTCAGAATTTGAAACAATTCTTAAAGTGTGAAGAGGGTTCACCTAAACAAAAATGTCAACCTGTATTAACCGCTTATAGAATACCTGGTGAAGAATATGATACAATTGGTTTTGGACATAATGGTGAAGATGTCGATAGACAATATAGAAAAATTACTCATAGTAAAGCTGAAGAGTTATTAGATAATGATATTAATGAAGCCGCGGATTGTGTAAACAGAATGTTAGTTAGATGGAAAGAACAAGGTATTGAAACTTATAAATTAACTCAAGGTCAGTTTGACGCCTGTGTATCATTTGTATTTAACGCAGGTTGTACTAGTTTTTTAAATAGTGACTTTGTTCAGCAAACCAAGGTTGGTAATCACAAAAAAGCAGCTGAATTAATTAAAACTGAAAATGTTTTAATGGCAGGTCATACAGGTAGAAGAGAAAGGGAATCTAGTATGTATTTGGGTGAAAAATATTAATCTTTTCTTTTTTTGAGAATATTAACATCAAATTCAATAGTACTTCTAAATACTTCATTACTTTCTGATGACTCTTCATTTAAACCTATCTCTAGTTGAATTGTTTTAGCTTCACAATCAATTGTAAAACTTCCTTGTGACCCTTCGTTAATTTCCCATCCTCCAAAATCATCCGATAACATTCTATAAAATTTATCTTCTATTGAAGCTGGCACTTCAAACCTTTCACTATTTTCATTTTCACCATGAGATTCAATATAACCACTATCTCCACCCCCATTGAAATCGACTTTAAACTCCTTATTGACTGAACAAAACTCCATAATATCATCATAGACACTCGTCCCTTCAATTTCTTCAAATTCCGTAGTGGTACCTCGATAGTCTGTTACATAATAATAATATTCATGGTGAAAACGAAATTCTTTTTCTTTTAAATCGAAAATAAAATATAATACTTCTGAATTAAGTTCACCATCTGTAGATACTTCTAATTCATCAATACCTTCATTATCGTAGTATTCCATGAATTCCTGTATTTGTATTATAAAGTTTGGGACGGCTTTTTCTACTTCGTCATAAAAGTTATTCCACCCGTTACCAGCTGACAATGATTCAAGAGTATAACTATCATCATAATATTTTCGACATTCAACTTCTATGTATGGTTTCTTACCATGTAATCTACAGGTCACATAAAGTTTAGCCAACTCTAGTTGGAACTTTGGGTCTTTTAATTTACTCTCAATTAATTCTATTCCGTTCTTCATACCTAATAAATATATTAGTCATTTATTTCTAAATCAATTGTTTTTAACATCCAAATTGGTCTATTTTTACCTTCTAGAGCTGTCACCCACTCTTTTGCACTTGGGATGTAGTTATTACAATCTTCTCTTACGTGTTGTTCACCGACATACCTTGTATATACGACCTTACCATCACTATTAATAAAGGATGGTCCAAAAATCTTTTCCATTTGAAATATACCTTCGGAATGATGTCTGAACATTCTGTGTAATGAATGACCATACCATGCTTTGGTTTCGTCTAACCATTCATGTAAATGAATATAATCTTCCCATTTTCCACCAAACTTTTTGACAGAACTTTTAGCATGTAGTATCGGGTGTGCCATTTTCTTTATATTTTAATGAACTTATTACTTTTATTGGTTTTTGATTATTAATCATTTTCATAAGTGATGATATTATAACCTCAATCCCTTCTGGGTGTATCTCAACAGCTTGGTCTATTGAATCTGTATATATTATTAAAGTTAACGTGTAATTTTTACTCCTCCTAGACCAATAATAATCTTCAACAATTACTTTAACATTATCACCATAGAGTAACTTTAATTTAGTTTTAAAACCTCCGTTAATAACTCCTTCGATGAATTTTTTCATTAACAAATTATAATGAAATTTAAATAAATTTAAACTCCAAAAACTCCACTTTTGTGTCTTTGAATAATTTGTTTAATTTATTATTTAGTTTGGACTGGGTGGTCTCAATTATAACCTTTTCCAACTTTCCAATATAGTTGTTAGAATTAAAATCCCTTTTAAATGAATCAGTTAGATTTTGATTATCAACCTTACATTCAACTATTAGGATTTCAACTCCAAGTCCTTTTGTTTCGTTTAATAGGTTATAATAAGTCGTTACACCCCATAAGAATTCTAGTTTTTTACCATTAACAATTACCTGACCTATCGATTTTTTCTCGTCGGTCAATAGTTTCCCAATAATTTTGTGTGGAAAATTGTTCATTTTGTTTATTGTTAAAATTCATAAAAAGTTCAATAATAAATATGTAGTTAATTATTCTTCAGGAACAACAAAATACATCCAAGCATAATCATTATACTCAACAACCATAAACAAAACACCTTGCATTTCAGTTGGTCCCATATAAAAATTACAACTAATACCATTCGCATCTTGCATACGATATTGTGCAGTATTATCCTTCTCAGCAAGTTTACCCACAACGTAATATTCTTGTTGTGTTTTACTAAAAATCGTAACTTTGTTGTCTGTGAGTTTAATTAAAATATTACATTCATTTGTTGTTCCATTCCAAACAATTTCATTAGTTGCGAAGTCACGATGTCCTACATTGAATGTTCTTGCTCTTGCATATTCTAACCCCTGAGCTGTTGAAATGATGGTAAATAATGTTAGAATGACGGATAAAATAATTTTTTTCATTTGAGTGTTTTTTACAAATATAATGTAAAATAATTTAATAATCAAAAACTTACAGGACAAATACTTAAATTATATGTAATTTTGGTGGTTGTTGCGTCCATTGAGTTGTTTGATGAATTAAATGCTAAATAAATAAAAGATGTATTCTCGGGTAAGGTTACACTTGTATTTTGAACTAATAAAGTAAAACAACATATACCATCAACCTTTATGAAAGGAAAACCATCAACTCCTAACCTTGTTGTTCTAAAATCTGTACAATCATAATATCTTATATCGATAGTTAGAGTTTCACCTTCGGGAACTGATGAATCAGTATAAGCAACTCCGCAAACTTTAATATAATGTCCATATCTGAATTCTATCGGAATTGGTATGCCATACCAAGCTCTATTAAATGGTAATGTTGACTGATAATCATCCCAATAATGTCCTGCCCATCCGTCATTTGTTGACCCTCCATAATAACTCCCATCAGGAATAATATATACACTACCCGAAGCCAATAAAGTAGGTCCTGTGTAGTTAACTTCAAAAGTTGGGTATGTTCCTGATGATTCTGTTAAATATCCATTATTAATAACCACAGTTTGGTCAGGTGCTGAATTTGTAATTGTGAAGTTCGGATAAGTTCCACCTGTGGTAATCCCTGTTCCCCCACTTATAGTTATAACTTGATTGGGTGCGGTATTTGTAATTGTTACAACCCCGTTACTAGTTGTTGATGTAATACCTGTTCCGTTAGTTATCCCACTTATAGGTAAATTATTATATGTAGTTGCGGATATTGTATTAGCAGTTAATCCTGCGGTAAAATTTGTAGCACCTGTTACAGTTCCACCCGTAAAATCTGAGCCAACAGTCCCCGTAAATGATACTGTCACATTACCATTAGTATTATTAACACCAATGTTTGACCCCCCTGTTATTCCACTTACAGGTAGATTATTGTATGTTGTGGCAGATATTGTATTTGCAGTTAGACCTGCAGTAAAATTAGTAGCACCACTCACAGTTCCACCCGTAAATGTTCCTCCACCCGTTGTTCCTGTAAAGTTTATGCCGAAATTAGGATAAGTCCCCGTAATTTGGATATTACTTCCTCCAGTAATTGTAACAATTTGGTCAGGAGCAGAATTAACTAATGTGAAGTTTGGGTAGGTACCAGACCTTATTATCCCTGTCCCACCACTTATTGTAACAATTTGGTCAGGAGCACTATTAGTTATTGTAAAATTTGGGTAGTTACCAGACCTTGTTATCCCTGTCCCACCACTTATTGTGACTATCTTATCAGGTGCAGTATTAACTAATGTAATATTACCTGTTGTCGAACTTCCCGATACTCCTCCAACCGCAGTTATAGATGATACACCACCTAAACCAGGGTTTCCACTTATTACTATTGTATCACCACCATCAACAACACTAACCCCAACACCACTAAAACTTTTTAAAACTAAAGTATCTGCAGATAATACACTTATTACACTCACACCACTACCTGTCGATGTCGCACTTGTTGTAATTGAACCATTACCCCAAACAACGTCCCAAAATGTTCCGTTCCACCTCCAAGTATAATCTTGTGCTGAATAGGTCTGACCTATGGTTGGGTTAGATGGAAAAATAATACTCATATACCCTATAAATAGATAATTTATAAAAATTATAAATTTTAACAGATAATTAATTTAGTTGTCTATAGTAAATAACAGAACCAGCCTTAATTGTTACACCAGAACCAGCGACTTCTGATGCAACTCTACCAATTAATGTCCCATTTGCGGAAAATGTTGCAATTCCTTCTAAATAACCCATACCACCTGTTGCTGGTGTGGTAGCGGTGGTGGTAGAAGGTAATCCATAAGCGGCGTTCCAAAAAGCACCAGCACTTGCTGTGGATGCGACTAATAGTGTATAATATGATAGTTCCGAAGTGGTTGGTCCATTTATTGACACTCTATGGCCAGTTGCCGCGGCGGCGGATGTAACTAAAAATTGAAACCTAAACCAATACGTTTTACCATTTGTTACCGGAAAACTATATCCTGTAATATCTTCTAATGTATTTAGAGTTGCATTACTATTAGTGTAATCAGTCCCTAATATTACAGTAGTAAAACCTGAAGTTAATGGTATTGGTTGATATTCAATTGATGTTTTATTAGACCCAAAACAATCTAAAACTTTAAACCCTATACCTGATTGATACTCAACCTTTTCACCTGGTAATAAAGTTGCAACATTTATTTCATAGGTCGTGCCATTATCATTAAATAAAAATGTTACAGTTGCTGAAGATGTATCTGCATTATATACATTCAAATATTCAACATTTCTTTGTGTTGATGATGATGGACTTCCAACTAAATCAACTGCTGTTGTATTATTAGTTAGAACTACATTTCTTGATGGTGTAATACCTGTCGTAGTAGTGTCTCTAAAAACTGAGTAACAATGTAGTTGGTTGGTGGAAACTACACCACTTAATTTAACTTGTATCTTATCAGTTGTTTGTGTTAAAGTAATCATAATTTAAGCAACTTTGTAAAAAAATATTATAGTACCCGCTTTTAATGTTATTGTTGATGGGGAAGTTAGTTCAGGTGCGAACCAAAGTCTTATAAAATCATCATTACCCGCCCTATAAAACCCACGCATAATAACATGATTTGCGGTTGTCGATGGACTACTTGCGTCGTATGTTGATGGTAATGTTAATGGGTTTGTGATTGCATATGCTGTTGTGAATGTTGATGTAGTCGCCCCCTTCCAATAATAGTATCCAGTAAGATTTCCAACATCCCCAACTAAATTGAATCTAGCTCCGTTGGTTGTTGATGACGTATTATAAAATGCTAATAGTTCAAATGCATACAATCCATTAGATTCAACTGGAAACCCAAATACCGCCGAGTCAATTGGTACAAATGCTCCTTGTTGACTAGGTGAAAATGTAATATCTCTATCTAAAACAGAAACACTTTGAGAAGAATTTGTGGGAACTAGTATTTGAGTATTATTAGTTTTTAATGTACCTATATTAGATAAAACTTTAAACCCATTTTTATCAGAATACTCTAATCTATCTGATGGTTGTAATATTACTTTTTGTAATGTGTAAGATGTTCCATTGTCAAAAAATATTATAGAAACATCTATAGGTTCAGTATCCGTATTGTTTATATTTATATACTCAACTAATCGTTGGGTTGATGATGGTGGGGATGAAACTAAATCTATGGTTGTGTTACCTGAAGATGAAATTGTATAACCAATCGGTGATATGGATGTCGTGGTAGTATCTCTATAAGCAACATAACAATTAACATTATTTGTCGTAATTGCAAGTGGAATATATAATTGTAATTTATCTGTCGTACTATTTAATGTTATCATCTTTTACTCAATTAAATTAATATTTGTTAAGTATTCTTCATTGCAACAAATACCGTGACCTTCATTATTAAGTAAATGATAAATCAAATCATCTACTAACCATATAGTATATTCACTTCCGTTTATTGTAAATTTATCTCCTATATTATACATAATCTTATTAAGTTAATTGTTGATAAAATACTACCGAACCTGCCTTTGCGGTTACGGTTAATCCATTAGATTCACTTCTTGCGCTTGCAATAACATTACCAGAAGATGTAGTATCAATAATACCTTCTATAAAACCTATACCTCTAGTTGCGTTATTTGCGGTCACAGTGCCTGTATTATATGTAGATATTCCATTATTATATTGTGCGGCAGTTGCTGATGATGCGTAAAATGAATAATACATTAAATTACTAAAAGTCGGTCCATTAATTGACCAACCTTGACCAACCGCAGTCGTTTGGGATGTTGTTATAATATCAAACTTAAAATAATATCTTTTATTTGCTAAAACTGGGAAACTTAGTCCTGTCACATCACTATATGATGTTGTTGAAACAGAAACATCACCACCCAACATGGTATGTTGTATCTCAGTTGAGAATGGACTACCTATTGCGTTTGGGTTTGTTTTGAATGAACCATTTGCTGCAAAAATTTTAAACCCTTCACCTTGTTGGTATTCTATTCTCTCACCTGAAGATATGGTCATTGTAATTAATTTATATGTAGTAGATGTAGTGTAAAGATTTATTGTTACTGTTGCTGAGACCGTATCTGAGTTATAAACACTTAAATAACTAACTAATCTTTGTGTGGATGATGATGGACTTGTTACTAAATCTACGGCAGTTGTGTTATTAGTAACCAAAGCATTTCTACCTGGTGTTACACTTGTTGTTGTTGTGTCTGTATATGATACAAAGCATTTTAGTTGGTTAGTTGTTACTGAACCTCCTAACACTACCTGTACTTTATCCGATGTTGTTGATAATATAATCATATTTTACGAACTTAAAAACGCAACCATTTGTACTTGTTGGAATGTTAATCCTCCTCCCGTACTTCCTGTAAAATTAACTCCAAAGTTTGGGTATGTTCCTGTTATTTGTATATCTGTTCCACCCGTTATTGACACAGTTTGGTCAGGCGCAGAATTAACTAATGTAAAATTTGGATATGTTCCTCCTGTTGTAATACCAGTTCCACCACTAATAGTAACTGTTTGGTCGGGAGCTGAGTTTACTAATGTAAAGTTTGGATATGTTCCTCCCGTAGTAATACCAGTCCCTCCTGATATTGTAATAGTTTGGTCAGGTGCGGTGTTAGTTATTGTTGCAGTTCCGTTTGTCGTTGATGTGGATATGCCCGTTCCATTAGTTACCGCGCTTACTGGTAAATTTTGATATGTTGTTGCTGAAAATGTATTTGCGGTTAATCCTGCAGTATAATTAGTTGCACCTGTTACAGTTCCACCTGACAATGGTAAATAATCACCACTAACAGAACTAGAACCCGCACTGAATATCAATACACCATTTGATTCTGATATTGATATATTATCACCACTAAAACTTTTAAGGTATAAATTACCACCTGTAATGTCAGCAATAACTGATGTTCCACTACCTGATGTCGTTGCACTATATATGTAATCAGATTCAGTTACTGATTTCCAATAACCACCTGACACATATTCCCATATGTAACCATTGTAGGTATAAATGTCACCAGGATTGGGGGATGAAGGGAAATTAATTGCCATATTGTATAAATATTATCATTTACATTGTCCGCTATCTCTTATTACACCAGAACCATCAATACGTATGTATATATTATATGATACATCTGATGTGTTAAAAACCAAATAATATAAATTATTTCCGTTGAGCACTCTGTTAAGTTCTGAATTAGTATATACTATTGAATCTATTGGGAAGGTGTTATCGGTCACATAGTATATTGTTTCATCGGCAGGACTTGTTTCAGTGCAAGCCTTTCCTAGGTCTATTTGGGGGGTTGATAATTTTATTTGATAAGTTGTTGTTCCAAAATATGTATCAACTATTTGTCCTAACCCACTAATCTGAACCGCATATCCCAAATCATCTTGAATTTCTGAAAATACGTGATACCATAATTCACCTCCATTAAATGTTGATGATAATGTCTTATCAGTATATGATGTGTCACCTATTGTGAAATCATTTAAATTATCAGAATAAACATATGAATTTATTGTTGTATCATTGTAAGCATCTTGACTTGACGCATAACCAGTACTTAACCTTTTGAGATTATAAGGAGGATATATAGCTTCCAAAGAAGCTTTCATAGAGTTTATTTTAGTTTGAACTATTTCAGGTATTGCCATATCATTAATTTGTAAATGTTATTACATCTGTTTCTAATACTAAAAACTCATAGTCAACTTGTAAATCACAAGAGAAATTATTTGTGTTTGCGGCTATGGAAAAAATATAATATTCATCAGGATTACCTAATGTATTATCATAATTTACTGTCATTAAATCTACAGGTGCTGCGAATAATAATGTTTCATCATATACTAAAGCATAAGTAGTTAATGGAGTTTGAACTCTATTAAATGTTGGGTCTTGTGCCACTACTAAACTTTTAGTTGTGGATAATGTATAATTTGTTGAGCCTGAAACGACCCCAATATAATTAACAAAAGTATTGTTAGCCCCTGGTACAGTTACGTTAGCTTTAATATTATATACTCTATAAAAAGTTCCCCCAATATCAACAGTTCTATTTGTTTTAAACATACCACTATTAACCGCAGGGTCAGAACCTGCAGAAATTGTTACACCATCAGTATAGGTATAAAGATTACCTGCACTATCCGCAACAATATTATTTATCTCTTCAGAACTAGTTAAGGCGTTTAATGTTACACCTGAACTAAATGTTGTATTACCAGTTACAGTTCCACCCGATATTGGTAAATAATCCCCACCACTTGTTGTTCCTGTATTACTACCTCCATTGTTTGGTTGAACCCATTGTGGTCCGTCACCATCTGTCACATAAACCAATTCAACACCATCTGTTGTATTAAACCATCTATCACCATTGTTTATTATTCCTGTTGGTGTTGTTGCCGATATATAATATTTTAAAATTGTTCCCCCTGTAAAATCAATACCGAAATTAGGATAAGACCCATTAATTTGTATATTTGTTCCACCTGTGATTGTTACAGTTTGGTCAGGAGCAGAATTAACTAATGTAAAGTTTGGATAAGTTCCCCCTGTTGTGATACCTGTTCCCCCTGATATGGTCACTGTTTGGTCAGGGGCTGAGTTAGTAATTGTAAAGTTTGGGTATGTTCCACCTGTAGTAATACCTGTTCCACCACTGATTGTTATTGTAGTTCCAGTTAGAACATCTGTTCTATATGATAAAACTCCGTTTGAATCTGATACAATAAACCTTGTGTTTGCTGAAGATGATAGATTAGATAATGTAACACCACTTCTTAAAAGTGTATTACCACTAATGTCTAATGCTTCTGAAGGTAATGTGTTAACTCCAAACCCTGTATTCGTAACATATGCTTTTGTTACTGCGTTCTCAACCCCAAATTGTATATAGTCATTAGAATTTGCAGTACTTATTTCTAATTTACCCGATGTGTGACCCCACCTTATAAATGAGCCAAAACTATCTGAAGTGGAACCAAAAACAATACCACTTAAATTGGCGTCAGAAGATAAAAGAGAAAGGTAGTTTGTTGAGTTATTCTCAATTGTCATGGTAGTACCCCCAATTGCGCTTACAGAACCGGCACTACCATTATGGACATGGAGTAACGAATCAGGAGTTGTTATGCCAATACCAATAGTACCTCCTGACGTGACTACAAAAGGTGTTGAATCAGGGTTTGAAGAGTCTTCCACAAGAATTGCATTACCCGAGCCTGTTTGAGTAATTCTCAACATATCAGATGAACTATCACCCGATATTCTAACACCCATTGTTCCACCTGTAGAAACATTAATATCTAGTTTCGCCGATGGTGATGTTGTCCCAATACCAACGTTACCCGATGAGTCAATTCTCATTTGTTCGGTTTGTTCATCGGTAAGAAATCTCATTGTTGCACCAGATTTCGCAGTTGCAATATAAAGGGCGTTATTATCGTGATTCCAAATGTGATAAGCACCAAATCGGTCACTATTTGACCCATAGATTAAACCTCCATTGAGACTATCTGGTGATAAAACGGTTATATAAGTAACACCACTACTTTCAAATGTTGCAACTGTACCTGCAGCGGCAACACTATTTGTGGCGGTGCCATTCCTAACATGTAATTTATATGAGCTTAAAGGTGCGGTTAATCCAATACCAACTCTACCATCAGCGGCAACAACAAATGGAGTTGCATCAGGATTAGTTTCGTCTTCTACAACTATTGCATTACCACTACCTGTTTGAGTTATTCTGAATAAATCTGTTGTGCTGTCACCAGAAACTCTTAACCCTATTGATGAACTTGATGGTGTAATTATATCTAATTTTGCGGATGGTGATATAGTTCCAATACCGACATTTGTCCCATTATCAAATATCTGACTATTACCTAATCCAGTACTTCCTGTCCATTTTGGGACATAGTTTGTCGTTCCTCCACCTGTCGTGGTGCCAGTATTACCACTAAATGTTAATGTATCACCTCCATCAATTATATTAATGTTAACTCCACTAAAACTTTTTAATACAATATTACCACCAGTAACACCTGAAATATCCGAATAACCATTTCCAACCGTGTAAGCACTTGTTATGTAACTTGTTAAAGCGGAATATACTTCCCAATATGTTCCATTCCACTCCCACGTTTTATTGTCGTAGGTATATTGTTGGTTTGGTGAGGGACTATTTGGAAAATTAATTGGCATATCTTATAAATAATATAGTATATCTGTTGTTCCTAAAAATGTTGAGTTAGCACCTAATGGTGTAATACATATCCACATTTCATCTAACGCCCCGTTTATGTTGGAACCAACTCTAATTTGATTATCGTCAATTTTTAATGTGGTTAAAGCTGATGTACCAGCTTGACCTATTAATGATGACATAATGTGTCCGGGACTTGTAATTGTTGTAGTAACTGAACCATTGTAAATTGAGTATTGAAACGGTGAGTTAGGAATATCAACCCAAGTTGGGGTTACTGATAATGTCGGGTTAAATTCAACTGTTAATAAATAATTATCATTTGATGTGTTTAAAACACTTAAATTACTAAATTGTGATGTTACCGCATGATAACTTTGTTTTAATCTATAACCAATAAAAGGATACTTAGTCCCTGAAGTTGCTAAAGTCGCCGTCGTATCATTAATAACACTAACTGTTGAGTATAGTCCATTTAACGCCCCCTCTGTTGATACCTGAGAACAAATCATATCTAAATATCCTGAACCAGACCCTGTTTGTCTTATTTCATACCTAATTGGTTGGTTTGGTGATGACATATATACGTCAGGTTCATTATTTGAACAATTATGTTCTGTAAAATATATTGTCTGTCCCGATAAATTAAGTCCAAATCTCATTCTACCCACACCCAACCATTGGTAATCTACCATAATTAATTGGGTATTATTCCAATTTATGTTAGTCGGGTCAAACTCGTTTGAATCCCATGTAGTTGTTGATGAGCTAAATACTGTAGTACCCGACCTCCAAATTTGAAAACTTATTTCATTAGTCACCCCATTACTTTCCAAAAAGAATCCATCAAATCCTGAGTTATATGGTGAACCTGTGAATGAATCAAATCCACCAACCCTTTTAATAACATTTGTTTCGATTTGAAAATTTGAAAAACTTGCCTCAAACAATTGACTCTTACCTGGTTGGTATATTGGATGTGTTTTTGTTTGTCTAATAACTAAATCATTATTTGAAGATGTTGCCATCCTAACCCTTGCAAATTCTTGACTGAATACCGACGTTGCAGTTCCAGCAGTTATTTCATTTACCTGAAGTGGGTTCTTATCATAAACGTGTTTAATGTCCAAAAGATTTTGAACCGCAGCAGTTCTTAACCTACCAAAAGCATCAATATTTGGACTATCCGAATATTTTACCGCATTATTATATATAAAACTCATATTAAATACCAATTTCCGCCCCTAACTAAACAAGTTAAAGACATATAGTTTATGTTCATATCAACGTAATTATTCCCATCTATTGTTCCTGAAGTCGGTGTTAATCTTATTCTATAATTACCGCAAATTCCAGCTTCATCCTTAATTATTAAGTAATAACCTTCCTTACTTATTGTAGGTGGTAACACTATATCAACATTACCATTACCACTTATACCCCAATAAGTTTTATCCCAAGTAATAGTTTGTGATGTAGTTATCCCTGTTGTTAAATAATAACCAACATCAGGTGATAAAGGACCTGGAACTGAAAATGGTTGGACCCATTGTTGTGAATCACCATCATCTATCCAAACTAATTCAATACCTGTAGTGGTATTAAACCATCTATCACCACTTACTAAAGATGTCCCAGTAGGTGTGGTTGCGGATACAAAATACGTGAGACCCGAGCCAGACGTTCCTGATACAGCACCCCATTTTGCATTTCCAAACGCGTCACAAATCAAAACATATCCATTTTGTTCAGTCCCATTAGAATACGTAAATCCACTATTTATAGTTAGACCCGACAAGAAGATTGGATTAACTGGAACTGCTCCACCGATACGATAAACAATACCAGTTGTTAAATCTGATTGTAGGACATAATCGTAACTATTTTTAATTAGTTGGTTTGAAATATCTGACATCTATTGAAAAATAACAAAATTTGATTACTTATAAATATAATGGCAACGATTTGTTACACTTGGGATGATGCTGATTTTAAATGGAATGAGATGCCCGTTACCTGGAGGGAGGGATGTCTTATTGAGGAGGTTACCAAATATGGTACCGCACCATCTATTAGAAAACGATTAAAGGACTTAGATGATGACGATAAACAAGTCCTTATATCTTTGGTAACTCGTTTAAAGCAAAATGACTCAGAATTTGAAAAAAGAATTAATAAAAATAAAAACACAAAAGCTAAAGTCACAATCAAGGATGTAGAAATTTTCTTAATTGAAGCGAAAAAGATAAGTGTTAATATATTTATTAATGAAAACAACAAGAAATGAGTTACAAATTATACACAGACAAGGTAAACAAGTTCAGCTGTAATATACAAGTTGAAGGTACCTCTTTAGCTAATTCTAGAGTTAGATTAGTGGTTGAGTCAGATGACTTAACATATATGTTTAATGGTCAGATTTATGACGAAGGTACTTGTGAAGTAACAATACCAAAGACTAAACAATTCCTACCTGAAGGTAAAAAAGGAATGATGCGTTTAGAAATAATTGCTGATGATGTTTATTTTGAACCTTGGAACTCAGTTTTTACAGTAGAACAAGAGAAAAAAGTGGCAGTTGTTGTTAAAGAACAAATTGACACTAAACCAAAAATAACTGTAGAGGTTACTCAACCAAAAGAAGAAAAGAAACCTGTTGTGGAGACTAAAGAACCTGTTAAACAAAGGGTTGTTGAGAAAAGGTCAAAGAATGATGATGAAGTAGTACTTTCAAAATCAGAATTTTTGAAAGCACTACTTGGTGGGATTAAATAACTTCAGCACTTTCTGAGAATATAATCTCTCTCACTAAAGGACAAGTTTTATTTATTATGTTTGTGAAGTAAATTTTGTAGAAATCTTTGTGAACTATTGTTCTCTCAATACCTTCATGAATCAATTTAAATGTTCCAACTTTTTCTAGTACGTCAATTTTATTTACAATCAGATGAGTAACACCATTGATTCTTGCGGCTTTAATAATATCATCTAAATTAGTCCAAGAAATTTGTCTTTTTCTACCTGTTGTTGCCCCATACTCGTTTCCAACTTCTCTAATCTTTTCAAATACTTTTTCATCTTTTTCAAATTCTTTAGCACCAACATAAGTATTATATGCTTTACAAACACCATAAACTCTTCTGATTTTTTGTGGTGGTACCCCATTAAGAACTGCACTACCCACAGTACAATGTGATGAAGTAACATATGGATAGTCACCCCAATCAACATCTAGTTCAAACCCTTGTGCTCCTTCAAATAATATCTTATTATCTTCATTATTATGAAGTTCTTCGTAGATATCAATAACCATATCTTTCAGGAAACTTGAACTCTCCGCTCTAACTCCTTTACGATAATATTTGTCACGATAAGCAGGACCATTACCTGTTTTAGTTGTACCTATCTCAGTGTCTTTGGAGTCCTCATCAATATGTTCATCAGTAATTAAATGGACTCGTTTATCAATGAATAAGTTACCCATAACTTTTACACCACTGAGTTGTAGTTCATTAATTTCCTTAACCAATTTATCAGCATTTACAACACAACCAGGTCCAATGATTGATTTTATCCCATTCACAATCCCTGAAGGAATAAAGTGAGTTACCATCTTAACTCCGTTCTTATAGATAGTATGACCAGCGTTTCCGCCACCATTGTATCTAATTACATGAGTATAATCCCCCTCATTTGAAAGGTGATTACATACCTTTCCCTTTCCTGTGTCCCCAGCTTGGAGGTCCACAATTACATCCGCATATTCAATCATTTCTTATAATAAAATTTTCTTAATTTTGTTGTGTCCATTACAAATATTTGACCTTCTTCTTGTCTAAATTCTTTAACACTTGGTGTTCTTTGTTTTGCAAGTTCATATAATGTTTTTTCTCCCGTTCCAACATTGATGACCCCGACTTCGTCAGATAATACTAAATCTTTAATCATAGGAGCAATCACATCAACATAATCCTTACTTACAAATCTATTCACATAAGCAAACTCATATGGATAGTCTGAAGAACCAAAAGATGTTCTAATTATTAAAGAGTTTTTATGTGTCCTTACCGCACACTCTCCACCCAATTTAGTCCAAGCATATAGATTAAAAGGTTTCAATGGTTCATCTTCTTGGTGGTTATCCGACTTGGAATCGTAAACATAATCTGAAGAGATATATACCAATCTGATATTTCTTTCAATACAATATTTTGTCACATTTACCGGACCTTTTATGTTTGTTTCAATCGCAGGTATTGGGTTACTATCAATCTTAACAGAATTAGTTTCAGCCGCAGCTAATAGAATAACATCAGGTTTAATTGTATCTAGTTTTGAATATAGTTCACTTTCTATGGTGATGTCTATTTCTCTACCTGATAATATAAAATCTGATATTTTTTTAAATTCGGAACCAAGTAACCCAGTTCCACCTAACATAAGGACTTTCATATTATAAAATTAATTGATATTAACTTTATTGTCAAATGAATTTATTAGAATATTTATAATTATGATGGATATTACAGAATTCAAAACAGGTGACGTTCTACATTGTCGTGGAAAAAAATTAATCAGTAAAATGATTAGATGGGCGACCAAATCAGAAATTAATCATACAGCATTATTTATTTGGATATGGGGTGAACCTTACATTATTGATGCTCAAAATAATGGTGTGAATGTAAAACCATTTGATATGTGGGTTAAAGAATATCAATATGACTATATTGTCACAAGAAGACCTAAAGCTATCGCTGAGAAAAAAATTGCAACCAAAGCTATGAGTAAGGTTGGTTTAACGGCTTATGATTTTGAAGGTCTAATCATCAAACAACCGATTGAATTATTAACAGGTAAGTGGAATAAAAAACCATCAAACCACGAACAAGATAAAATGTATTGTTCTGAATTTGTGTCTTGGGTATATGGTTTGGAAGAATCTTACAGAATGTCACCGAAAGATTTCTTAGATTATTGTTTGGAGAATAATTGGGATGAAGTTTATAACACTGGTGTTAAACTTTAAAATCAACCATTAAAAATACTTTTACCTCTATAATGGTATGAGACTCGTGGTGAAATACTACCCGTTTCTTGATTAAATAAAGATTTTGGTCCGTTCCAAATTACATTTAAAGGTCCACTAAATGTTTCATGTTCGTTATCATATAAATTATCATGAAAAAATCTAGTTTCTACTATTTCATCTGGGTTTAATGTCCGTACCCCATTTATAGACGGATTTAATATTTCCATAGTAAAAAACATATAAATGTATTCAGCATCAGTATCAAATTCTTGGAAATCCACTCTACAGTCTGACCTGAATACTTTCCCTCCAGTAGTTTTAAGTTCAAATTCAGTTATTTCGGAACAACTTTCATCAATTTTTTCATGTAATTCTTTACTAATGTAAAATTCGTTATCAAAAAGAAATCTAATTCGTTTTAAAATTCTTGAGAATGTGGCCGCACTATCTAATAAACCTATTTTTTTTAAAAAGTCATATATGTATTCTTCAATATATGACTTAATCATAAAAGTATAATAACTAATATCTTTAGTTATTTTCATTTCAAACTCAAGAAAATAATTCTCAGTTAAATAATGTATAAGTTCAATTCCGTCAAATTTAATTGGTCTTGAATTTAGTCTTTTATTAATTAACGTTAACTTTAGTTGGTCTTCTTTAGATATCATGTCGATAAATATCACCCAAAGATTATTTTGGATGGTTTGAATGTTGAGTGAACCATAATCAACTCACATTGTTTTTTATATTGGTTCCAATCAATTTTTTGAATGTGGGTGTGTGGTAGGTGGTAAAATCGTGCATTTAGATTTTTCCTTTTGATTCCTTTTCTCGATAACCTGTTCCCCAAATCATCATCCTCACCTCCCCAGGTAATAAAATTCTCATCATATCCTCCAATATCAAATAATTCATTAAAGTCAATCATAAATGCTCCACCTAAACCAAAGACATCTCTTTTCTTTGGGTAAAAGTCACCGACTAATTGTATATTCTTTAAGTCTAATTGTACTTGTCCTTTGAATATTAAATCAAATATATAACCTACATAAAAAAACTTTTTATCAAAGTTCTTGATTAGTTCAATTATTACTTGATAACTTTCAGAATCGAAGAATATATCACTATCAAATAGACAAAATATATCAGGACATAAGTTATCACAGTTATATTTGATTACGTGGTTTAATTTCTCAGCTCTTCGATATTCTGATACTGGGTAGGGGATATGAATCCCTCCCTCAATTTTAGGTGTCTCTGAAAAATCAAATATGGTAAATGAAAAGTCTATATTTTCTTTTTTTAATTCGAAAAAGAAATTAGATAATTTACCTAACACAAATCTAAGTGCCGTCAATCTATCCTCACTAGTATGCCAGTAAGCAATGTTAATCGATACTTTCATTAAATTAGATTTGGATTGTCTTTATCTGATATGACTAATTCAACATCTTTAAATTTTTCAACTAATTCAGGTACTTCAGACCAAAATAATGTCGCTTCCTCGTTTTTATTGTAATCATTGTCTACCAAATATTGGACAATAGTTCTATCCTCCAATGTAATGAACCCGTGAGCAAACCCTCTAGGAACAAGAATTGCATTTGTCACATTAATTTCAAATTCCTGTAATTTCATATAATCAGGAGAATCGGGTCTTAAATCAACAACAAAATCAATAATTTTACCATAGATAACTTTAACTAATTTTGCTTGGGCATGTTCACCATTCTGATAATGAAGACCTCTAAAAGTGTTTTTAACTTTGTTTACTGACACATTACTCTGTAGCCAATCTTTTCCTAATAAAGATAAGTTTAGTGGTGTAAATGAACCTCTATGGTCTTCAAATACTGGTGAATCGATAACGTAAGGTTTTTCCATATTATTTTATGTATTCTTTAATTTCATCATTAATTTTAATAGTCAGATAATTCATATGATATGTTCCTTTCAAAAATTCATTACTTCTTTCCAATATTACAAGGTCGTCAAAATTTAAATTTGCAGACATAAAATATGGTTCTGAAGACAATCTAACTTCACATTTAATTCGTTTCTTGGTTTGTAATTTTTGAGAGGTATTTTCCATAAGAGTTTTTCTTATACTTATCAGCAAAATATAAAACTTTTTCAGAATCAATCCAATTATTATTGTATGCAATTTCTTCAACACATCCAACCATCAATCCTTGTCTTTCTTGGATTGTTTCAACGTATTGTCCAGCCTGATTCAATGATTCAAATGTTCCCGTATCAAGCCAAGCAACACCTCTAGGTAATTTATGAACCTTGAGTAAATCAAAATCTAGGTAATGTTGGATAACATCAGTTATTTCGAGTTCCCCTCTATCCGATGGTTTAACATTGTAAGCCACTTTGATAACTGAATTGTCAAAGAAATATAATCCGGGGACGGCATAATTTGATTTTGGTTTCTTTGGTTTTTCTTGGATTCCGTTGACATTACCTTTTTTATCAAAAGATAATACACCGTACCTTTCCGGGTCATTAACCTGATACCCAAATACTAACCCACCTTTCAAATCCTGAATCTGTTCTTTAACTCTATCTGTGTCAATACCATAAAAGATATTATCACCCAAAATTAAACAAACCGAATCATCACCAATAAACTTCTCACCAATCATAAATGCCTGTGCAAGTCCTTCAGGTTTTTCTTGAATTTCGTAATGAAGTTTAATTCCCCATTCAGAACCATCACCCATCAGATTTTGAAATGTTGGTTTATCTTGTGGTGTTGAAATAATTAGAACCTCATTAATACCCATAGACATAAGTGTCGAAAGTGGGTAATAAATCATTGGTTTATCGTATACAGGTAACAAAGTTTTTGTCACTCCAATTGTTATAGGGTATAGTCTAGTACCTGACCCTCCAGCCAAAATAATTCCTTTCATTATTCTTCAGTTATTATCATTCTTAATCTTTTACCATTCAGTTCAAAAGGAACAATGGTCATTGTTTCGTCTATTGAAATTGTCTTGGGTGAAATTTTCAATTTGTATAATTCCATACTTGCGTTCTTTTGTTTCTCCCAATACTCTAAACTCTTAACAAGTTCACTTGTAATCCATTTAACTTCCCAATTATTATTTTCCATATTTTAATTTTTTACAAATTTAATCAATTTTTTTAATTTCATAATAAAAAGAATCAGAATCTTCTGATACCCATCTATCAGATACCGACTCAACGCTTGGTAGTTCGTTATCTACTTTAATATCTTGTGGTTTGATTGGGAATTCTTTTGTAACCCAATTTGAGTCTTTCCAAAATATTCTATTGTTTGGCATACATAGCAGATACCCATCATCTGAAACTAATATGTGACCGCACTTATAATCCGATGGTTCATTACTAAAAGGATTCTCATACCAATCAACAGTAAATAAATAGGTTGCCCAAATTTTTGTTTTGTCTCTAAGTAGCACCTCACATCTATTCTCTGTCAAAAAATCATAAGTTGTTACAGAAACATCATATCCAAAACAATCCCAAAGTTGTTTAAAGTGGAATGGTATATCATTCTTTGGTTCCTTCAAATATATTTCAGATAGTGGAACTCTAGACCTTACCATACCATAATCAGTCATCACATGGAATGTTAATATCTTGGATGGAATTGATTGTATTCCAAACGCATAAGCGTTGTGGAAGATATCTTTATCGTCTTCTTTCTTAGTGAAAAAAGATTGACGAATCAAACATTTGAAGTATGGTATGTTATTATTTAGTTTCAATTTTTTTCCACTTATTATCAGAGTCCAACTCAAACTCACCTATGAATTCTTGTTTCCACTCCGTTGGTTTTATCAAAGATAAGAAATATTCCCCATTATTTCTACGATACAAGTAATATCTTTCACCGATTACAGGTTGGAAGTTATAATTAGCAGAATAAACCATTCTGTTCCACTCAAACTCGTCAACCAATTTCTGATATTCCTCTTTTATTTCATCATATCTTTTTTGAAAGTAATGATTTGTTTTAAGTATCTTCTCGTTCTTCCAGGTTGATACATTTTCAGGAATGATTACTGGCGACCCAACATTTGTTGCATATGGAAGAAGATGAGCATAATAACCCTTTTCCTCACTCCATACAACATTGTCAGGATACTTTTTAGTGGGTTCCATTCTTTAGGGATATTCCGTGTTTCAATCCTGAAATAAAATCATTTAGTTCTTCTTCTGTTGACAGATGTTCACCTATTGCAACACCAATTTCATTACCAATGTCAGATATGTCACCATTTTTGTAGGCAATGTTCGCCAAACTGATAACTAACTTATTTGATATTTTTTCAAACTCCGTCATAATTTATCCTAGTTCTTGATTAATTTTTCTATTTGTTTCTTCCAAAGTTAATATTGTGTAGTTATTAATGTCGGTTATTAACTCATATTGGAATGGAAATACTGATGAAATATAATAACATTCAATGTTATAATCAATTGCCAACTTAATTTCTTGTTCACTAAAATAACTTATTTCACCTTCGGTAAATGGAAGACAAAATAATTTATCGACTTTGTTAATTAGAGATTTTAAGTATCCAGTTTGGTCATCATTATAATTTATTTTATTTATAATATCTGATGACATTAATATTGAAATGTCAATATTATCAAAAATTTGTTGGTGTAAATCTGGATTAAAATAATCTTTGTTTTTAAATGAAATGTATATCATAATTAATTTGATAAAGGTGCTTTAATTGTTGGGTGTGATTGGTAGTTCTCCAAGATAACATCATTAACCGATGAACAATGGATACCATCTCTAACCGATACCTTTGGTAGTGGATAAGGTTCTCTACCAATCTGTTCTTTTGCTTGTTCAATATGGTTTAGGTAAAGATGGGTGTCACCCAAGTTACCAATCAATTCATCAGGAACCATATTCACTTCATCCGCAATCATTGTTAATAGTAATCCGTAAGATGCGATATTAAATGGAAGTCCCAATAGGGTATCTACACTTCGTTGATTCCACATTAAAGAGATTGCTCTAGTTGGGATATTCAATTCGGTGAAATATTGATGTATATTAGGGACTTTAATATCAAGAGGAACCATAGTAGAGTCTAATCTTTCAATATACATCACATACCTTTCTTCAAAACTCAACTCTCTTGTATAAACTTGAAATCCATAATGACAAGGTGGAAGAACCATTTGGTCTAATTCACCTACATTCCAAGCTGAAACCATTAGTCGTCTTGAATCTGGGTTTGTTTTTAGTTCGTTGATTAGATTTTGGATTTGGTCTATTGGTGGTACAAGTTCCATTGTGTTTGGGTCAATTAAATTAATCGCCCAACTTCTCCATTGCTTGCCGTACACATGTCCTAAATCACCCCACTTCTTAGTAAACTCATCATCTGTTTTGATTTTGTTGATGAATTCTTCTTGTGTTAGAATAGCTTTACCATCAATATATTCAATATTTGGTTCCCAATACTTAACATACGCTTTATAAGCGTCCCCGTCCCAAATATGACAACCATTATCAACAAGGTATTTGATGTTTGTATCACCTCTTAGGAACCATAGTAGTTCAGTTACCATTGTCTTCCAAGCCATCTTCTTTGTTGTAAGAAGTGGAAATCCGTTTTTCATATTATGACGGATGGTATAACCAAAGATTGATTTGGTTCCAGTTCCTGTTCTGTCTTTCTTTTCAACACCATAATCCAAAATTGTTTGGAGTAGGTCTGTGTATTGTTTGTCTAATGTATTA